GACTCCGTGAAAAATTCCTTTTCAATTGGTCTATACACAATTACTTGCTTGCTTACCAACTGTAGGTAGTCTTTATCGCTCGAAACTATAAATACCTTTTCATCTTCTTTTTGAGGTAATACTGAGCTTAAATGGGCTATGATATCGTCTGCCTCTACTCTATCTAGCGAGATAACTTTAACAGGTAGTGTTTGAAGGTATTCTATAATTCGAACAATTTGGGAAACTTTTGCATCATCTTCCTCATCAATATTGTCAAACAATTCATGTTTGGTTACTCGAGTTAAATTACGGTTTGATTTATATTCGGGTATAATATTTTTACGATTGTTTGAGGAACCAACTCCATCAAATACAACTATAATTTGTGTGGGTTGTATCTGACGGGTTAGTGCTCCTAAAGATCTAAAAAAACCACCTAAACCACCAACGTGGGCTCCGTTTGAATTTACTGCGTTGATGATGGAAAAGTTTCGAAAGAATAAATTCAATCCATCAATCAGCATATATCTTTCAGGTTGAGGAGCCTCAACATTGTTCTCTTGGACATTGTCCAAAAGTTTTAATAGATCTTTTTTCATATAACTTTTATTTATTGTAAATCTTCTGGTTCGAACATATCGGAGATATCTCCTTTTTCGTCCCATTCGGAGTTGTCTTCAATGACTTTGTATTCTCCTTTACCTAAAATGTCTGCCCACTCACTAGCGTGTGATTTTTTATACTTGTCTATAGCAGTTGGTGAATCTGGGATAAATCCATGGGCTGTGCTTACAATTGTTCCAGTGGTGGCAACTCCATTGATGTGGTTTTTATCACAAGCAATTTTGGTTCGCAATGCAAATTCTACCTTCTTTTTATCTTTTGTAGCAGATAATTTTGAAGTACCAGCGTTTGTAACATTTCCAAAAGTCAAACACAATGAAGCATCATAGTAAAATGTATCTCCACCTTTGTTTGTCATTTTGGGTTGTGACATTGGAGTTAGAGCAGGAGCAACACCTACTTTATTCACAATAAACAAGGTATTCGTGTATTTTGAGCTTTCCTTACGAGACATTACAATCTGTTGATTAATAAAGTTTCCGAATTGAGTTGCAATGGCTCCTGCGTTCCACATTGGGTTATTTGAGCCCTTTTCAATACTCATATCACATGCAATTGAACCCACTGAATCCCATACAAATAGTAAATCGTATGGTAGATTGCCTTTCTTTTGTTCTGTTAATAGATCAATGATAAAAGTAGCAATATCTTCAATTGAATTTAGAGTACTTCTATCTCTATAGATAAAGAATCCATTTTGATCTATTATTTCACCAGTTGATTCATCTACTACATCTTCAATATCGAATCCCATCATTTTCCAATGGTTCCAATCGTGTTTCATTTCTGTGATTATCAAAACAGGTAATACACCCATTTTTTGAGCATTTACTGCTGTTTCAATAGTCATTGTGGATTTCCCAGTATTACTTTTCCCACGAACCATAGCAATATGGCCCATTGGAATTCCTGGGATAGACAATGCTTCTTGTAATGCTGCTGAGAAGGGGATCCATCTTTGTTCTTTGAATTTAACATTAGAGGATAAACCCTTATTTTCTTTAAATTTGTCTAAACTGAAGGCGGACTGGATTGCTTTTCCAGCCGCCATAGTTAGTGATTTTCTTCCGGCCATAACTTATTTTTAATATTAAAACGGCATATCATCATCTTCATCATCAAACAAAGCATCAAATTTGTCTACTGGTTTTGCTGCTTGTTTTTTGGTAGATAAGCTGTAGTTTGATTTTGGTTCTTCTTGAAGTTCTGCTTCAACAGTTGCTGTTTCTTCAACCTCGTTTGCAACATCTTCCTCTTCAGGATCCAAGAAATTCTGTAGGATTGATTTTAGATCTTCAAATGATTTTTTGAATTTCTCTTGCATATCCAAAATATTAGGTTGATTGTCAAGCCAATATTCAATTTGCGAAGCATCATCTGATAGGGTAGAAGTTTTACGTTTTGGGCGAATAGATGATTTTAAAGCTTGGCGTCCACCAACATCACCCATTACAGCCTCTAGTGTAAAGTCAAATCCTTCATTGATGTCTGTAAAGTCACCATAATCCTCATCTTCAGCTAGTGCTAAAAGTTGCATATATGTTTCTTTACCAAATTCCCATAAACGAACACCTTTGTCTTCTTCACCGCGAACGATAACAGGAGCAAAAATACGCATTTTAGGGTCTAATTTTTTGGCTAATTGCCAATTGGTACGATCATTTGTACCACGTAGTTGCTTTGCAAATTCAACAATTGGATCTTTTTCACCCCAATTCGTTAATGCATAGATTGGAAATTTAGATAAACCATAGTGAAGGTGTACTTCTTTAAATGGGTTATTCTTGTCGAATTTTGATGGAACAATTCGAATTTGATACTTGCCTTCTGCTCTGGGCTTCCACTGTGTTAAGGAATAATCAACCTTTTCTTTCTTTTGCCCGCTTGTTTGTAAGGCGTTGAGTTTGTTTTTAATCAGACTTAAATCCATATAACTTGTTTTTATTAATTACAACTTAAATATAATAACCTTTATTTAATACTCCAAATTAGAGTTCAACTATCCTGAAGATTTTTGTGTTTAATTGCTTGATCTCATTATGTTGAGTTAGCAATATACAATTTTTGTAATGTTGCCAATTTATGGCAAATCTTGTGTCAACTACTCCACCGTTTAAACTTTTGATAAGTTCGTTTAGAGCGTTAATTGTATAAAGGGAGTTTGTTTCTTTTTTTCTATGTACTAGAATAGTATTTTCTGGGATTCCATCAACATTTCCTTGATCAACATTGTAAGTGATAGCATATTCATTATTGCTTTTGACATGCAATACAAACATTTTATTATATAATATATCGTACTTCTTGGTTAACTCAGAAACTAAGGTATCTAACCCCTCAAGTGGTGTAAAAGTACAGAACAGTCTATTATTCATTGAAAAGAGATCAATTGTATCAAAATCATACTGGTGATACATATCGGTAGGGGGTTCCAAAATTGAGTTGTACATAACTGTTTAATTAAAATTGTAAGTGTTTCCTTTTTTAAATTTGACTTGTAATTGAATTATACACAATATTTTTTATATTTCCAAATTAGGATCATAAATTTCTTTTTTTCCTATATTTCTATTTCCTCTTAGAGTATCTCCAAATTGTTGAGATATTTCTGTTGTTTTCCATAACGGAAAAAGATTTTCTAAACTCCAACATTCTTTAATTTCTTCAACATTCAAAACATCAAATAGATTTTGTGGTTTAATATGATGAATTTCCCAAACATTTCCAAAATTATCCCAACACATTCCGTTCCTGAATTTGTTTTCTATATGGGATTGGAGTTGATCAAATGTATAGGAAATTATTTTGGAAAAAGATAAATTTTTGTTTTTTCCTTTATCTTTAAAAAATAAATGGAAATTTGCTTTCATAACAGTTTGTAACTTAAATTGAATGTTATTTTTATATTTTATCTTCCAATTTAATTTTCTTTTTTCTTTTACATTATCTTGTTTAGAATAAATTAACAATCGTTCTTTATTATCTTGATAGTATTTTTCCCAATACCCATTTTCCTTGTACTTTTTATTGAATTTATCTCTTTGGATCTGATATTTTTCTGGGTTGTTTTGTTTCCATATTTTATGTCGTTCTGTTTCTTTTTTAGTATAATATTGTTGGTTTTTTAAATATGACTGTTTTACACTAATTTTTACACATATCTTACATCTTTTATTAAAACCATCTTCTGTGTTTTTATTTTTATTAAAATTACATAAAGGTTGGGGGGTTTCTTTTAAATGGCATTTTGGGTTATTACATACTTTCATTTTATCATAAATATTGAAAGTCTCCAAGTTTTGTAAATTTTCTATGAAATATTATGATAATTTGTGCCTTTTTTGAGTTTAACTTGTAATTTGTTTTTTTTAAATACTTTTAATATTTCTTTTAAAATATCTTTTTCACTTTTATCTACGTCAAATAAAAAAGAATCATAGACATACAAGATCAACTTTGTATTTTTTCCTCTAAGTAATTTTAAAATATCCCACAATATTAATATGTTCTGGGAAGTTTCTAGGTTTTGAAGTAAGTAATTTAATAACTTTTGTGGATTCATATCCTCCAACTGGTCTCTTTTATATATGTGTTTTGAAATTGGACATTCAATGTATCCTTGATAGTTAAAGGTATCCCACAAATCATCTGTGTATGATTGCATTTTCTTAAAAAATTCAAGGTGTTCATATTCTTTCCAAACACCACCATACATTTGTTTAAATGTTATTTCTTTAGACTTGGCGTAATCCACTCCATACATTTCAGCAAAACTTTGATGAATATCATCGCTAGAAAAAGTATAATCAAGTAAATTGGCCAAAAGAGTAGGATGATAAGCGCTAATATCCATTTCAAGGAAAAAATCATTACGCGGGATGAAACATTTTCTTTCTCCATTGTCTTTGTTTAATGCTGCAAAATTTATACCCCCAAATTTATTGGAAGGGCGAGTTGTTGTTGTACTTAAATTATATTGGGTGTATATATAACCTCCATTATTTTTGTTAAAATATTCCTCAAATAAAGGAACATTTACTTTTATTCCATTGCGCTCTATAGCGTTAAATACAATAGTTGTTTTATCGTTATAGAATTTGTTTGGTTGTATATCAAAGTATTCTTTTAATGTATCAAAATGTCTTTCACAAACTTCATAATGTTTAACAATAGGAACAATTATGTTTATATTTTTTTGCTCTGGGTATTTGGAGTAAAAGAATGAATGTGTTGTAGTTGTTTCTTTTTCAAATTTAGGGTGTAGTAGGGTAAGGGAAACTATAGTTGGGTGGTAAAAGTAGTGTAAAAATTCCTTTTTATCTATCACATATATTTTCTCTATACTATATAATAGTTCTTGAACTAAATTAAAATCAACGCGAAACGTTTCGCTATGATGAACAGTCACCATATGCCCTTTACTTCCATCTACCGGTTTAATATACACGGTAGATACGCTGTTTTCGGTTGGGTGGATGGTAGGTGAGAAAGGAATTACTTCAACATATGCTTCCTTTATTTTTATTGTGGAGAGTATGTCTATTTTTTCCTTATCTTCTATCAACCAGTACATGGGATGTAAGATACAAAAAGTATTTTACTCTCCCACATAGTATTTTGAAAAATCTTCTTTAAAGTACTGTGAAAAACCATACCACTTTTGTTTTTGCTCAATTAACGAGATCAAATTTTTATTAGTGTTATATACTTTTTCTCTATCCCCTTTTATATACCATAAAGTATCCAATGGGGTGTATAAATCCCAGGCTATTTGTGATGATTTAGCTTTTAATTGAGAATATGTTGGTTGGTTAATTTCTACATATATCAATTCGTTGTTTTTCTTACAGAAGAAACGTTGAAATACTCCCAAGGATATATCTTTTTGGGTAGGTGTTGTTGGATTATATTGAGGTAATGATCTATTTGGGAGGGAGTTTGATATAGATTCATTAAGAGAATATATTATTGGAGATGTTAAGTCTGTGGTTGGTGGGGTTGGTGGGGTTATGGATTGAATTGAGTTTTGAACAATTAAAAGTATATTCTGTCCGTCTTGTGGTGTTTTACCTGTGTATTTTCTTCCATTAGATATTTCATAGTAATATCCTTTATATTCTTCCTTTGTGGTGGATAGAATATATTCATTACCATTGGTAAATAAATTGGATTTTATTTGAGATTTTGGAAAGTACATTTATATTTTTTAATTGCTATATATTTCATCTACTATGTCTATTACCGATCTAGCATATCCTATTCGTATGTTTTGGGTAGCTTTATATGCTTGTGGATTTGCTTTTCTATTTAAATATGTACCCGGGACTTCAAATTTTTCTAGGACATATATTGTGCTTTCTTCAATAGATTTACTGGTTGATAGTTTTTTTAGTACAGAGGGATAGGAGGATTTTAATTCATTCCCTAAGAACTGGAGTTGAAAGTTTAGATTAAATAGTATATTTGGGTTTTTATTTGCAGCATTTTCTAGTTTCCTTCTCCTAGATGATGTCCATTGAACTATACCTATTCCTCCACTTCCTCCTATATTTGGATTACTTTCAGCCGCTTTAGGATTAGCTTGAGATTCCCCTAATATATTCCCTAAAAATCCTATAGTTCCTTCTCTAGTTATCCCTAATGATTTAAAATAGTATGCTATTTTTCTAATAGTATCTTTTTTAGAACTAAGAGTTATTTTTTCTG